CGGCTCTGGCGTGCTCAAAGGCCCGTATCCTGTGATGCGCACCGTGCGCATGACCCGTGAAGACCCGGTGACCAAGATCAAGTCGCAGATCAAGCTGGACGAAATCAAGCCCGGATCCAAGCGCATTGATTTTTGGAATTTCTTCCCCGACCCGGCCTGCGGTGAGAACATCCACAACGGCAGCTATACATGGGAGCGCGAGTACATCGGCAAGCGCCAGCTCAAGGAGATGCTCAAGGACAAGAGCTACGACCATGCAGAGCTGCTGGCTGCGCTGCGGGAGGGGCCTGCGAAGACGCGCGAGGGCACAGAATCTGCGTACCGCCACAGCGACGATGAGTATGAGATGTGGATCTTCCACGGCCACTGCATGCGCCAGCAGCTGCAAGCCATGGGTGTGGCGCTGGATGAGTATGCCGAGGAGCAGCTGCCCGCCATGGCGGTGATGATCAACGACCGCCTGGTCAAGTGCGTGCTCAGCCCCATCGAAAGCGGCGAGTTCCCGTATGACGTGCTGGCCTGGCAGCGCCGCCCCGGTATGCCCTGGGGCATGGGTATCAGCCGCCAGATCCGCACGGTGCAGCGCATACTCAACGGCGCGGTGCGGGCCATGATGGACAACAGCGGCCTGTCGGCCAGCCCCCAGGTGGTCATTGGCAACGGTATCACGCCGGCGGATGGCAAATGGACGCTGCGCCCAGGCAAGGTGTGGCGGGCAGAGACGGGCAGCGATGTACCGGATGTGCGCGGGGCTTTCGCCAGCTTTGCCGTCACCAGCGTGCAGGCCGAGCTGATGAACATCATCAACTTCGCGCTCAAGATGGCCGAGGACACCACCGGCATGCCAGCCATGCTTCAGGGCATTCGTGGCGATGCACCCACCACACTGGGCGGCATGCAGATGCAAAACAACAATGCTACGAGCGTGCTGCGCAGGCTGGCTAAGCGTTTTGACGACTACATGACGCGCCCGCATATCCAGCGCTATTTCGACTGGATGATGGCCTACAGCGAGGACGAGAGCATCAAGGGGGACTTCCAGATCGATGTGCGTGCATCGTCGGCGCTGGTTGAGCGTGATGCCCAGCAGCAGTTCCTGATGAGCTTGCTTCAGGCATCGGCCAATCCTGTGTACGAGCTGGACCCGGCCAAGCTGGCCGCCGAGCTGTGCCGTGGGCAGCGGCTGGACCCCAAGAACTTCCAACTCAGCGAAGAGCAGAAGGCCCAGCGCGCCCAACAGGGGCAAGACCCCACGCTGCAGGCCAAGACCAAGCTGCTGGAAGCGCAGGCCACCAAGGCACAGGCCGAAGCCGTCAACAAGGCTGTGGAAGCGCAGTACGGCGCTGTGCAGGCCGCGCAGGTGATCGAACAGATCCCAGCCACGGCCACCACGGCAGACGGGCTGCTGCGCTCTGCGGGCTATCAAGACCACGATGCCGCCCCCATCGTGCCGCAGGCGGCAGGCCCAGGGCAGGAGATGGAGTTGCCCAGCAATACCAATCCGCTGACACCGGCCAATCCAGCGGTGGGCCTGCGCCAGGGCATTGAGACCCCGGAGCCTGACGGCGTGCAAACCGAGGCATCCCCCGGCTAGGGTTCGCGCCCTGCGGTGCAAATGGGAACACTGCAGGGCATGAGTACACCAGCTATCGATTTCACCTCCCCCACCTGGCATGCCATCCAAACGCTGGCCGCCCAAAAGGTGGCGCAGCTGCGTGAGCAAAACGATAGCCCGACGCTGGATGCCATAGCCACTGCGAACAAGCGTGGCCGCATTGCAGCGTGGAAAGAATTGCTGGCGCTGGCCGAACCAAAGCCAGCCCCGGTAGAGCAAGAGCCCGCCGCCTACTAAGGCCGAGGGTGAACCGTAACAGGAGTGCATGAAGCATGAGCGTAGAAGACCAGCAGGCAGAGAACGCCGCGTTTGAGCAAGGCTTTGCCCAGGCCAGTGGCCAGCCGTCACCGACACCCGCCGCGCCAGTGGCCGATGCGGTGGAGGCTGCAGCCGAGGCAAGCGCATCGCCTGATGCGTCGGCCAGCACCGAAGAGGGCGCAGACCAGCCCGAAGCCAGCAATCATCAGCCCGAAGGTGCCCAGGTGCCCGAAGGTCAAGAGGGTGGCGACGACCTGGAAGATGATCCTGTGGTGCTGGATGGCTTCAAGCGCAGCGAAGTCAAGCGCTTGCTGGAACAGGCATCGAAAGTGCCGGACCTTGAACTGCAGCTGCGCAAGGCGCACGGAAAAATTGGCGAACTCAACAGCAAATTCCAGACGCCAGCCGCGCAGCAGGCAGCCCCGGTGCACACCGCTGCACCCGAGTTGCCGCCAGAGCTGAAGCAGTTTGAGCAGGACTTTCCCGAATTTGCTGCCTACGCCAAAGCACTGTTCCAAGCCCAACAACCCGCCGCACAGGTAGCGCCGCCAGCGCAGGAAGAGCAGACCGTGGCCACGGCTGCAAGCCCCGCGTCGGCTGAGCTGGATCCATTGGCGATTGAGTTGGCGGTGATGGATCGCATGCACAGCGGCTGGCGCGAAAAAGTCGCAAGCCAAGAGTTTGGTTTGTGGTTGGCGGCCCAAAGCCCGGACGTGCAAACAGCCTTTAGTGCAGCCGATACAGCGCAGGCGCTGGCCGAAGTGATTGGCCAGTTTGACCAGTGGAGCGCTGCCAAGGCGGCCCAGGCGCAAAAGCATGCCAAGGGCAAGCAGCGCTTGGCTGCAGCCGTCACACCGCAGGGTAACGCGCCGCAGCCTCAAGCCGCGCTGACCGAAGAACAGGCCTTTGAAATGGGCTTCAACGCAATCATGGGCCGCCGCTAACGGCAGGCCCGCAAGGAGATCATCATGGCTCAATTTACGAGCACCAGTCCAGCCGCCCGCATTGGCAAAATCAAGGGCGAGATTCTGGCCCACGCCATTGCTACCGAGGTACTGGGCATCTGCGGGCAGCAAAAAGAACTGCCCAAAAACCAAGGCAAGACGGTGGTGTACCGACGCTATCTGCCGCATGGCGCGCTCAACACCAACTGGGACACCCGCAACCGTCCCGTGGTGGATGCAGCCGCCCATGAGCTGACCGAGGGCGTGACCCCTACGGCAGACAGCCTGACCCCGCAGGACATTACCGCTGTGATCAAGCAGTACGGCTGCCTGTATCAGCTGACTGACCAGACGGTGGACACCTACGAGGACGATGTTCCCGCTGAGATGAAGAAGCACTGTGGCGAGCGTGTGGGCCTGCTGCGCGAAATGATTCGCTACGGCGTGGTCAAGGGCTGCACCAACGTGTTCTACGCAGGCGGCAGCTCGCGCGCCACGGTGGCTGAGGCTATTTCGCTGAACCTGCTGCGCAAGATCAGCCGCAACCTGCAAGCCAACCATGCCAAGCGCATCACCGGCGTGCTGGATGCCAGCCCCAAGATTGCCACGCGCCCCGTGGAAGCGTCGTATCTGGTGTTTGTGCACACCGATGCCGAAGCCGATGTGCGTGACCTGAAGGGCTTTATCCACGTGAGCGAGTACGGCAACCGCAAGCCGGTACACGCCCAAGAGCTGGGCAGCTGCGAGAACTTCCGCTTTATCACCTCGCCCGAACTGGCTCCTTATGCGGGTGCTGGTGCTGACATTGGCACTACTGGCCTGACTGGCACAACCAAGGTGGACGTGTACCCCTTCATCGTCTGCGGCGAGGATGCCTGGGGCCAGCTGGCTTTGCGTGGTAAGGACTCGATTGATCCGACCTACATCCCCCCTGGCCAGAAAGACAAGTCTGACCCGCTGGGCCAGCGCGGCTACATCGGTGCCAAGTTCTACATGAACGCGGTGCTGCTCAACGAGGGATGGATGGCCATCGCTGAAGCTGGCGTTTCGGCGCTCTAACCACAGACCAACCCAAGACCCGGCGCACCCTTGTGTGCGCTGGGCCAGTACTCAAGGAAAACTCAGCATGGCAACCCGCACCCGAACCACTCCCATCATCAGCACCAGCGGCAAGCAAATCGATGCAGGCGCCGAATACCTGGGCACCGAACAAGCAGGCGCCATTGGCGAAATCACCGGCGTGGCTGGCATTGACGTGGTGGACAAGCCGATGCCCAAGGGGGCTTTGGAGATGGAAGCCTTCCTCAATGAGCTGGTCACCATCGTGATCAACCCCTCGCAAGACCCCGAAGACCCCAAGCTGGTGCAGGTGGGGGTCAACGGTACAACGCAGTTCATTCCCCGTGGCGAGCCGTTCACCGTCAAGCGCAAGTACGTGGAGGTGCTGGCCCGTGCCAAACGCACAGACTTTGGGCAAACCCTGGATGAACGCTTGGGTGAGCGCATGAACCACCTGCACGCGATGCACTCGCTGCGCTAT